TTCATACTCCAAAAAAATAAACATGAGTAGAGGCAGAAGATTGGATGCGGGCCGTTCAGCGGTTGTAACAATGCTAGAGGGTGTGACTCCCTCCTCTCATTTCTATAGGTAAACATGCAAAATCAAAGTCTTTATGATCCCACTCGTAAAACAGTCGGGGCAATGTATCTTGACGCTCAGAAAAATAATAAAGATGATCGAGTTGAAGTTGGTGACATGTCTAGAGAACTTATGAGTTCTTTAGTGACAGACCTAAACGAAACAATTGCATCAAATCCACATGAAGGTAAAGAATTTTATATAACGGTTCATGAATCAAAAGATCTTCAGATGCCGAGACTTATAAGACGCAGAATGCTTACTTCTGTTTATCGTCCTTATCCCGAGGATGACACGGTTGTTTTTTGGGTTAATCCCTCTACAAATCAAGTAAAATTCTGCTGGTGCCTTCCCCATTGGTCTGAAATGGATAACATTATTGCAAATGAAAACTTTTTTGAAAAAGAACATGTAGCAGAAGTTAAGGCTTGGAAAAGAATTGACCTATATTTTTTTGGATTTAGAAAAGATGAAATGGGCAATTGGACTGCAAACGAGCATTGGACTGGCGACAAGGATTTAACTAATCCTACAAATAAAGTAAAAATTCTAACCGTGTAAATCCGCTTTACATCTAATTTTATTGATACAAATTAAAGTTTTATTTAACCTGACTATAGGTGTTAAACAAGAGATTCACCAACTCTAAAGGAAAGCATGGACGAAATCGAGAATCAAAACGTGATACATGAGGTCGTACCTCAATCGAATGAAGAACATGTAGCAGAAGCGCAAGAGACTAAAGAAGCTATTACGCCCGATCAGCAAGATAGCGAAAACTTTAAGAACATGCGTAGGAAGCAATACGAACTCGAAAGAAAGCTGAAAGAAAAAGATGAGATGATTGAGAAAGTGCTTAAAATGCAACTTGATCAATCTAGTCGAGCTTCTCCAGTTGTCGAAGAACCGGAAGAGCCGGACGAAGAGTTTATCCCGAAGGGTAAAGTGAAAAGTTTAGCCAAGAAACAAATGGCTCCTCTTGAGAAACGTCTGGAAGAACTGGAAGGCCAACTTGCTCAGCAAAAGCAAGTGGCTTATTTTGACAAACTAAAGAAGACATATTCAGATTTTGACGAGATCGTTAACCCAGATACATTGGCTCTTTTAGAAGAACAAGACCCTGAGTTAGCACAAACGATCGTCGATTTGAAGGATCCCTACAAAATAGGTCTTCAAAGTTATAAATTTATAAAGGCTTTAAATTTAGCACCTAAAGCACCAGATAGACGACATGCCAAGGAAGTTGAAAAGAAGCTTGAGCAGAACGCTAAAACCGTTCAAACACCTCAAGCTTTTGATAAACGACCTCTTGCAGAAGCCTATCGGCTAACTGATGCAGAAAAAACAAAGCTTTATGAAGAAATGATGGGATACGCTCGTATGGTCTGACTCTCGGTTATAAACTGAGGTCAAAATGACAGTTTCAATTTCTACGATGCCGCCGCAAATTCAGCAGCGGTATAATGCGAAGTTGTTGTCTACTCCTGAACGCAATTTGATTCACAATCTTTTTGCTGTTCCGGTAGAACTTCCAGACAACAATGGTTTTATTGACAGACAGTCTCGTTATGACAGACTAGATCTATTTCCAGTGCCTCTTGATGATGCACAAACTAACCCACCAAGCCAACAGCTTAACCGGGTCGACGTGGATAATTATGGCAGTCCACGATTTAGTGATTTTATCTTACTTTGTGCCGCGTAAGAGTATATGCCACCTATATCGTGTTAACGAGACAGGTGACAATCACTAACGAGGATTAATATTGAGTCCTCGATAAATCTGCTCTGATTGAGGTGGAAGCCCTAACGTGAAGGCGAGGGTGACACTGCGGAAGGATTTTTTAGTTTGTGTGTGTTAATAGAGGAAAGTTTTTGATGATAAAAACAGCGAATTTTATAAATTTCAGGACTCAATTGTGTTCTAATCACCCCTTTGGTTGGTTTGACATATGTTTCCCTCATTTTAATCATAATTTCGCAATGTTCTTTTTTTATCCTCAAATATGGATGAATTCGATTAAGCAAAAGATCAAGACATTCTCCGGTTACATTGGCTTCAAATACATCACGACGGTTAAGGTGCTTTGTTTTTTTAGAAACAACTTTAATCCAGTAATGTATTCCCAAAAATTCTTTGAGCCACTTCATAATGGATTCATCGACAGAAGCAAATTTAACAATGGTGCGATGTGTGACAGGAAATATTCCTGTTTTAGCTTTAACGGTGTCGATATAAAAACAACCATCGCCATCAATATAGCCAGCAAGATAAGCAAAATTCAATTCTTCCATGTAAACCCCTTTACTTTAGTTTACACGTATAAACTTTTAAGATCCACCGTAAACGACTTAGCGAGTGGAATCCGAAAGGATATGCGAAAGTCTGATCTTGCGACGAAAGCGCAAGAGGGAGAGTCGAAGAACTTTCCCCGCTTACAATATTTTGTAAGTCATAAAAGTAACAGTTTGCCAGTATTAAATTCTGCATCAGCTCGTCTTGGACAAGCTATGCGAGAAACTCAGGATGTCGTGCAGAGAGATAACCTCGAAAGCACAGCATCGGTGATAAATTGCGTCGGTAAAAAATACACTGCCGACCTTAAATCTTCTCTGATTGACATGGAAGCCCGATGGGGTGACATGGCGCAAGCGAAAGCAGCGTAATCGACTGAGTGAGAAGACCCGAAAGGGATGCGACAGTCAGAACACGATGGATAACAATAAGATCGTGAGGGAGAGTCGAAGAACTTTCCCCGCCTATCAAAATGATAATCATAATGATAGGTCATAAAAGTAACAGATATTGGGTGGAAACGGAGACTTGCCTACTGAAATGGCTTTGAGTGATGCAGATGACGTAGTCACACTATTGCAAAACAATAGCGGTGAATACATCACAAATATGATTCCTGGCGAAATGAAGATAGGTACATCTCCAATAGGTGACGCTTATGGTTGCATGTTGACAACTCGGATGATTCCTGTTCTGAATAACATTCAAGGATTTGTCCGTAAGTTTCAATATCCGAATGTCAGCGAAACATTGAGTACAGAATGGGGCGGTGTAAATAACGTTCGATTCTTTGTGTCAGAACAAGGTTCTGTGACTCCAAATGCTTCTTTGCTTGGCAATGATATTGCTAACTGCTTTGTGGCAGCTAAAGAGTCTTATAAGGTTGTTTGGCAAGCTGGTGGTAAGGCTAGATTTATCTATCTTCCTCCTGGATATAATAACGATCCATGCATAAAAACAGAAAATGTGCATGTAAAACCTCAAGTGATTGACTTGGAATCCTACCATTATGCTATTGCAGCATAGTTATGGAGACAGGGCGCAAGGTAAAAATGTTAATAGACTATAAAAGTCCTACAGTATATAATAACTCCGAAAACAAAAGGAGTTATCTATGGAATCAAGGATATGTACTATTTGCAAATGCGAAAAATCTTACAATGAATTTTCAAAAAGCAAGAAAGGTAAAAATGGTCATGCTGAACAATGTAAAGCATGTCGACTTATCAAAGATCGGGAATATTATAAAAGATCTCCCGAAATTGTTCTTGCAAAACATGAAAGATGGGCAAAAAGAAATCCAGAAAAAATTTTGGCAAATCAAAGAGCTTATTATGAAAGAAATCGAGAAAAGATTCTCTCAAAGCTCAAAGAAACCAGAAAAGTTAATGGGTACAATACAACAAAGAAATATAAGCAGAACAACAAAGAAAAAATTGCATGTCATAACTATGTGGCTCTTGCAGTTAAGTTCGGCCATATTATACGCCCAGAATTATGTGACAAATGTAAAGTTAAATGTAAGCCAGATGCTCACCACCATGACTATACAAAACCCTTGGAAGTTACTTGGGTTTGTAGAAAATGTCATGGGAAAGAACATCGAATCGATTTACCAGCGTGAGAGACTAAGTCTTGAGGGCTCGAAAGAGTATGCGATAGTCCAAACTACAGAGGAAACCTGTAGAGGGGAATTCGAAGCGGTTCCCCCGCCAAGAAATTGGTCAGTAGGCAAGCTGTTGCCGAAAGTAATAGAATGGTTGCGCCACACAGCAGGATGCTCGTTCTATCAAGGACAGTGCATCACGAATGACCTTTGGATCCAAAACCTTCGCTCAACCGGAATTTAAGGAGGCAATATGTTACCGTATGGAATGATTGCCGGGGGTAATTTTACTCTAGAGAGTATTACTCAGCCGGTTGACTTAGAATTGCAAGCACAAAATCCACCTGATTTCATTTGGCTAAGAAATAGATCAGCTTGGGGCGATGCAGCAGAAGGAACACAAGCTGTAGAATATCAATGGCATCGTGGAATGGCACAAGGAACAGCACAAGGGACAAGTCAAACGACTGCAACTTTGGCTTTAACTTCTGTTGCCGTTGCATCAGATGGTATTAGTACCTATGACACATTTAATCCCCCTGTTTTTGCAGCTCTTGCTTCAACAGACATTAATTTGACAACTTTTGTTGTTACTATGGCCAATACTGGCACAATTGCAGTAGGAGACTACGTTCGTGTGACTGTACCTGTGGATATGTACCAAGTATCTTCTTATGTTTTTCAAGTGACAGCTGTTACTGCAAACGTAAGTATTACACTTGGCTATATGGCAACAGCCGTAACTGCTGGACTTACAGCTTTTGCAGCTAATGCTAATACAGCAAATATCACGAAGATTATTCCTAATAGGATGTATCCTCGATGGAACTTTCCTGTATTTATCACACAAGCAGCTCAAGCAAAAGTTTATTTTCCTGCTAAACATGATTTCACACCCGGCGAAATTGTCGGATTCCGTGTGTCATCTGCTTATGGCATGGAAGAAATTAACAATAAAGATGTTCGAGTGCTAAGTGTAATTAATAGCGCAAGTGAATCTTCGATCGTTATTGATCTGGATACTTCAGGTTATTCAGCATTTGTATTTCCTACATCTGCGGTCGCTCTTGCTGGTGTTTCTCCGGCTGTTGTTGTCCCTTCTGCCTCTGGCGTAGTTCCATTGAACGGAAGTGCTACAGTACCGCAACAACCACCGGGAACTAACCTTCTTGATGCTTTTGACAATAGAAATGTAAGACTCATTCACTTGGGCGCATCTCTATTTGCAGATTCAGCAGAAGGAGACATTTGGGATTGGTATGCAATGAAGTATGACCAATTTAATCAGCAATAAGTGATTTGAGAGGACGGATATTCACCGTCCTCTTTGTAAAGCGGAATTACATTGAAAAGGAAAAATTATGGAAGTCAAAGAAATTAAAAAAAAGTCCATGAATACAATGGACTCAGTCAAGTATGATGAACTTTTGAAAAAGACTAGAAAAGAACATGAAAAGCTTGTAAAAGGAATGTTTGAATTTACAGAGGCTGAAGGCGGTTGGTTTGATTTTAGTTGCCGATTTTTTAAAGGCGAGCCACTTCAAACAATCCGTTTAATTCATGGTGAAATTTGTGAGCTTCCAATGGGAATTGTTAAACATTTGAATAATACAAAAAAGAAAGTCCGAAGATTTGATTCAGGAGCAGGAAGAGGTCTTGAGCTTCTTCAAAATGGAAGAGGTATCCCATCTTCTTATACTACTGAATCAAGAGTAAGATTTACTCCAATGGATGTGATGTAATGGCTATAGCAACGCTTGGCGCGATCATAGAAAAAATACGTAAGCTAACAGGATCAGCTAATGACTACAGCCTTACGGATGCCCAGATAATTGACTATATCAACAGCTTTTATCTTTATGATTTCCCAGCGATGTTTCGTTCTCTTAAACTTAAAGATCGGTACACATTTAATACTCAAAGAGGCATTGATGTGTATCCATTCGATTCAGAACATTACACTACCGTTGAAGGTCCTTGTTATTGCATGAAGCGAGCTATTCCAATGTACCAGAATCCTTCAGGGTTTTGGGGACTTAATTTCAATTGGCAGTTTCAGCAAAACATTACTCAAGGCGATGGGACAATTGGACCATATACAGGAACTCTTAGCAATATTCCTGTTATTCGGAGTGCCAATAATAATCCGATGGTTAGTTCTCCATTATCAAGTACGCTTCCTTTTCCAATAGGGAATCCTGTTCAATTTCCTCAGGCAAATATAGGTAGAGTACAAAACATACTCATTACTGCCAATCTTGCTTTAGGTTCAACTTTGAATGTGACAGATGACGGAAATGGAAACTTAATAGGAAGCGGTATAGGAACAATTGATTATGATACTGGGGTTATTGAAGTAACATTTGCAAATCCAATTCCAGCAGGTAATCAAATTCAAGTGCAATATGGCCCAGCACTGATGAATTTTCCTTTAAGTATCATGTTTTTCCAAAATCAATTCACTATTCGACCTGTTCCCGACCAAGGTTATACGATTGAATTAATTGCCTATCGTCAACCTTCACAAGCTCTATTAGGCTCAGAAGATCCAAACAATCCGGTTATCACAGGTGTTCCAGAACTAAAAGAATGGTGGGAATGCCTTGCATTTGGAGCATCTAAAAAGATTTATGAAGACCGGCTTGACCCTGACGGTATTCAGCTAATGCAATTGTCTTTGACGGATATGTATAGTGTAGCAGAAGCAAGAACCTATGCTCAAATAGGAAAACAATCAATATCAACAATATTTAGAGATCAACTCGCCCAAAATAATCAATATACCGGTTGGGGTTTTGGAGCAGGATCAGGAAGTTTGTAAAGCGGATTTACATTGAAAATACAGGATGACTTATGCCAGTAAATTTATTTACTACAAATATCCCCCTTAAAGGGCAATCTCTAGGTTTTACTCAGCCTCTTGTTTTGGGTAATTTTGGAAATTACAAAGAAAACATGGAAGTAAACCATGAAGGAATAAATTCAGCAGATTTTGGTAAGCATAAATTTCTAACATTGACTAATCAAGTATCCGCACCTACAACCGGAGCTACTGAAGCAGGTTTGTATGGAAAAGCAGTTTCAGGAAGAATGGTTAGTTTCCTTCAAAGAGAAAGTAATTTAGCGGAAGTTGGAATAACGATTTATCCCGGAGCGACGGCTGCTTCAACTTTTGCTGCACCTACAAATATAATCGATTTAAGTTCTTTGTCAGATGCTACGCACCCTAATTTCTGGGCTATGTTAGAAATGAGAAGTGCGGATGGTATCACGATGAATTTCATGGCTTTGGTTAGGTTTTATAAAGCTACTGCGCCCGTTTTAAATACATTTGGAGCAGAAGTTCTAGCAGTTTTTTCTTCGGTTCAAGGAGCGCCAATTTTAGATTTTTCAGGAAGTATATTAAGAGTAAAAGTGACTACGCCCGGAGCAGTTCCTGCTTATGTGGCTAGATGGACAATGACAACATTTTACTATCCGGAATCATGACATCATTACAACCATTTGTTATAGCAGGATCTGATATAGGCTTAAAAGAGGATATAAAGCCCTATCTTTTACCTGAAAAAGCTTTTTCAAGCCTTGATAATGCCTATGTTTGGAGAGAGCGAGTAATAAAGCGACAAGGGTTTGATTTTGTTGGAAGATTGAGGCGGTCATTAACTTCAATTGCTGGAACTCCTATTAATTTAGTTTTGCCATCGCCTAATACATTCAACCTATTCACTATTCTAGGACTCTTTGTAACTGAACCAAACGCATCGGTTGAGCCTGGAACTGCTCTTGTTCCTATAGTAATTGTTATTGGCCCCGATACTTTGACAGATAATACCGGAACAGGCGTTTTTACAATCGCTCCCATGGCCAATATTACAAGTGCAACTATAAACTATGCGACAGGAGAAATTACGGTTGTTTTTTTAGCAGGTGCATTGGCTCAACCTGTTACTATAACAATGAACTATTTCCCGAGTCTTCCTGTTATGGGAATATGGCAAAGGGATCAGGTAGGAATCAATGATGAAGAAACTCTATTTTTTGACCAAAAGTATTGTTATTCTTTTAATGGAGTTACTTTCAATGAGTATATCCCTGGTACAACTTGGGACGGGAGCGATTCAGACTTCTTTTGGGTAGCTAATTACCGTGGGTCTGACGCCTCATTTAGATTATTCTTTGTAACTAACTTTTTTAATTCTTCCACTGTTCCGATGCGTTACACAGATGCTTTGACATGGACCGCATTTACTCCACAGATTAATAATACTCCAATTTACCTGCTTCAGGCGCGAATACTCATTCCCTATTATGGCAGATTGCTGGCTCTTAATACTTGGGAGGGAGCCACTTTAGGAACAGGAAATAACTATTTTAACAGATGCAGATTCTCACAAATAGGTAGCCCAATTGAGCCGTATAACTTTGCAACTAATCCACAAACGGGAGCATGGGCAGAAGATATCTTCGGAAAAGGTGGATTCATTGATGCACCAACTAACGAAGAGATCATTTCAGCAGCGTTTATTAAAAATACACTTATTGTATTTTTCGAAAGGTCCACGTGGCAATTAAGATATGTAGGTGAGTATGGACTACCTTTTCTATGGGAAAGAATATCCTCTGATTTTGGATCTGAAAGTACGTTTTCTACAGTTTTATTTGATAATGGAGTATTGGCTTTTGGAGATCGTGCAATTATTAGTGCAAACCCAGTAACCGCAGATCGGATTGATAATCAAATACCTGACCTTGTTTTTTCTGTTTTGAATGATCTTAACGGAGTTAAACGTGTATGTGGAATTAGAGACTTTCAAAGAGAACTTGTATTTTGGTGTTATCCAGATTCTTTAACATTAGCTCCAGACCAATATTTTCCTAATAAAGTATTAGTTTATAATTATAAAAATAATACTTTTGCAAAGTTTGATGATAATATAACCTTCTTTGGAACTCTTCAGCCTACAGATGGAATAACTTGGGGAAGGGAAGATATTTTTTGGGAAGATGAAGATACTCTTTGGGGATCTGTAAACCAACAGAATCTTTTTCCTCGTATAGTCGCAGGTAATCAGCAAGGTTTTATTGG